GCTTGGCGCGCTGTCCAGGCGCGCAGCGCTTACCCTCGAAAGGGGGAGGGTAAGTAGGCAGGTGACGCGAATAAATGGCGTCAACCTTTCTTAAAAGTTTAGGCCAGAGATACGGAAATATTTGCCTTGGACAGTTACAACGTCGATGGTTCCGAAAATATGGATGGCGACAATGGTTACATCGCCTAAGCGATCATGGTGAAATTTCATGCCGATTTGATGTTTCATCGTCTTTCCCTTTCTTTCTCCCACCTGGACGGCGGGGTTGCGGAGTTGATGTTATATCGCTTGTGACTCAAAGTAGTTTATTGTCACGCCTTCAGACTTCGCTGCTACTCTGAATAGGTGCTCTGTCTCAGCTATCGGTAATGTAGACACCCAAGGATGAATTGACTTGCTATAGCCGATTCTCCCATGACTCACATATTTGCCAGTGATAGCTTCAACGAAGTCCTTACCTACTATGAATGTGTCATCGTGTTTTTGTATGCTTGCCATTTTCTTTTCCCCTTCATGCCCAATAACTACAAGCAGATATTATGCCAAGTAAATGCGCAATGCAAGTAGGTGAATTAATTACATCGGGTATTTGTACCCGTAGTATCAGCCCTACAATTGTGCATGATAATTGTGTACTAGTTTTACTACAAATAAATAAAGCTTGACTTTGGAGACCGATAAACTAGCGTGGGGGTGTGCTAGCCGCTCGCCTGACATGAGTCCAACAGGCAGATCTGTCAGGATCTGGAGACCGAGGAATAGCGACATCCGTAACATGTCGCTATTTCCTTTTGTACTTGCTAATTCGTTTGACTGTATAGAACACTGATATTTGTTGGTACTGACTCCATTATTTTCTTGACATACATCAACTTTTCCCCCCTAATAACCCCCGTACATGGTGCCCATGCCCCAAGACCCCCAAAGACCTCATGACAAATGGAGTAGTGTAAGTCGCTTGCCACTGGCGTCTAGGAATAAATGAGACTTGTAATTAATAAGCGTTTAGTGATAACTCAATGTTATGCCTGCTACTCAAGCAGTTTCCCTACCTGGTGCATATCAACTTAAACGCATTGCAGTATTCAAACCCCTCAAACCTAGACAATTAAAGTTCATTTCAGGACTTCTCAGAACATCCTTCATGGTTGAACGTGCAGCTAAGATAGCTGACGTTGAATGGAGATCTCATTATCGCTGGATGCAACAACCTGATTATAAACAAGCTGTTGAATACGCTAAAGAAATACTGGGTGATAGTCTGGAAGGTATGATGTTGGCTGATGCTATTGAAGGTAGAGAGGTGCCGATTGTCTATAAAGGGAAGGTGACAGGCAATATCAGAGAAGTATATTCCTCCGAGAGAATTACACTCTTAAAAGGTCTAAGACCTCAATATCGTGAAGGTTTTAGTATGAACAGTGTTGGACCCGTCGCACTAGCTATCAGCTATCCAGGTCAGGCACCAATGCCTGATAAAGGCCTTAGTAAGTTAGGTAATGAGGTCGAGGAAGCTACGATTGTTAACCCTTCCAAGTGATAACTGTTCTAACTCTGTAAGTCCTCGTTATCATTCACATCACTCAGTCCTATAACAGCTATTATGTAAACTTTGAGTTTTAGCGTGTATCACGAGAATAGAACGTGGGGACGAGGATCGTGGATCATGATGGACGTGGACCAGGGGGGATTCTCCCAGGGACGACCCCCCACACCCCCGCGGAAACCCCCCTACGCCATCACGTTGGGTAGTGCCTTACCAATATCCCCCGAATAATTGAAACATGGGCTGGTGGGAATATCATAAACGACCGAGTGGACATATCACCAAGGTGTGGTGTACTTATACTGCTAGCAAGAAAGCTAAAGCTCAGAGGAAATACCTAAGAGAGCGCACGTCGTTGAAACCACGTAGTCTCAAACTCCATGCAGGGAAAGATGATAAGCTACGCGTCGCTGTATTACGCGAGAGAGTGTATGAGGGCTACGGTGCCAAGTGCGCTTGTTGTGGAGAGAGTAACCGGCTATTTCTTCAGTTAGACCATGTGAACAACGATGGCAACGTGGAAAGAAGAAAAGCCAAGACTCGTGAAATTTACGCTCGTATAATCAAGGAGGGGTTTCCATCCCGTTATCAGATACTCTGTGCCAACTGCAATCACGGGAAAGAGAGGAACGGTGGTATCTGTCCCCATATCGAGATCATGGAAAACCCCAAAGCCCACCGAGAAGCCACCACTGTGCCCCTACAGCGCACAGAATTGCCATTAGACGCATTTTGGAACGGTACGGGACATAATGCCTAAACTCCGTCACAAGGTAGACCCCCGACTAGCCAACCAGAAGGCTGAGATCAGTTTCATGGAGCAGCCTAATGCCTAAACTCGCAATAGACCTGTTCTGTGGACTCGGTGGCTGGACCGAGGGGTTGATGGCCGAGGGGTTCACGGTGGTGGGGTTTGACATCGAGAGAAGGGAATATCCTGGGCAACTGGTTATTCAAGACGTGATGACGCTTCATGGGAGGCAGTTCAAGGATGCTGCGCTCATTGTCGCCTCTCCACCTTGTCAAGCCTACAGCTATAGGGCCATGCCGTGGAGTAGGGCGAAGGCGCTGCCGCCGCCGGATAACAGTTTGTTCACGGGATGTTTTCGGATTCAGCGTGAGGCGAGTGAAGCCGCGGGGAGAAAGATTCCGTTGGTGGTGGAGAATGTCAGGGGAGCGCAGAAGTGGGTGGGAAGGGCCAAGTGGCACTATGGAAGTTTTTACCTATGGGGGGATGTGCCGGCGTTGATGCCGATTGGGAAGCATCAGAAGGTTATGTCCAGCGAGCAGGGTTGTGGTTGGTTTGGTGCGCACAATGAACATGCGTTACGGCAACACAGTTCAAGGAGTCCGGCCCGCAAAGAAGCCTCGGCCATGATAGCCAAGATACCCTACCCGCTTTCCCGGCATATTGCCTGGGCTTACAGTCCGAGAGTTTAATGCCTAAACTGAGACACAAAGTTGATCCGAGACTAGCTAATCAAAAGGCTGAGATCTCCTTCATGGAGCAGCCGGTAGTGGCTGAGTTCGTCCAGACTATCAGGGATGGTGGGAAGAACCCTGATAGGAGAGAGATATTCTGTTTTGGTACTCGTGGAGACGGAAAAACCATTGGATGGATGGTGGGTGCGATAGAGCACGCCAGGGCCCATCATGCGATGGGATATCCGTTGCCCGTTCCATGGGTCGGAGTCACTGACACCTTTACCAGCCATAAGTTAAAGACCATCAAGAGTTTCGAGAATGTCATCTTCAAGGGTGGCTGGAGACTTACCGACAATGATCATGTGGCTACTTTCTACCTTGCTGGAACTCCTCTTGTACGGGTTGATTTGTTTGGCATCGAGGATCAGGGGGCGATGGACCGAATGAGGATGGAAACTGTTGGCATGTGGTTCGAGGAACCGGCACCGTCCGCGGTGATGGTGACGAGTAGTGGTGTTAGTGAGGACGCTTGGAACCTTGGACTTACCTCGCAGTCAAGTGGACGCATACCGTCGCATTTCTATCCGGCTGTGACTACCGAGAACTATCCCGACGAGGATCATTGGACCTGGCAGCGGGCCAACCCTACCTACGATCCGGTGTTTGCCCACCCCGAGCAGTTTAGACAGATATTCGCTAAGATGAGACAACCCTGGCCTGACGTGTTTAACGACTATCCTAACGGCAGTCCGTTAGAGATGTGCATGGGCGTGTCTACCACTATCAAGAATGCCCAGTGGTTTCGTGTACCCGCGGGGGAGAGAGCGTCCGAGAGTGACCGGCTAGGATGGGTAGATTCGTTGTCTAACCGTCCTGACTTGGTTAGACGGCTGATTCTCGGTCAGCCTGGCGTGATTATGATGGGTGACCAGGTTGCTCAAGGCTTTACCCGTCACGACCATACGAGCTCCGAGATTATCCCTTGTCTGCCAGGCGAGCCTATCTACATGGGCTTTGATTTCGGTCATACCCCTACCTGTGTGATAGCGCAGTACCTTGACCATTCTCTGAGAGTAAAAGCGGGGTTATTCATCAAGGGTGCCGGTCAGAAACAATTGATGGAAGACTTGGTGATCCCCTGGTTAGGCAGGTTTGCCCCTTGGGTGCTCCGTGATCCCGACCACTTTGCCTTTGTCGGTTTTGACCCAGCGCAGGGGACGATGGAGAAG